TCTCAAACGATGGCGCGTTTTAAGACCGTCCACGAAATGGAGAGCAGAGGAATGAAAGGGACATTCGCCCATGATTACACCACAGCAGGAAACCCGAAACATTACAAATTTAGAACAACTAGCATTCGACGCGAAACACGCGAGCCAGCAGATAAACCCGAATCGAAAGCCGCCAATATACTACTTTCGCAAGATAGCGAAGAAAGTTTGCTTGAAAGTTTACCAGAAGCTTGTGTGGCCTACCATAGATTTTTAAGAGACTTATGAGCAATAAATTGCACTTAGCTGGTATTATTCCGCTAGCAAATTTAAAAACTGATTTTGATCTTCCAACACCTGACTGCCTTATGCCGGTCGGACACGGGTTCACCGCAGTTCAAAAATCAGTCTTTGAGTGCGCCATGGCAGGCTGCAACACCATTTGGATTGTAGCCAATGATGATATCGCACCTATTATACGAAAAGTAATTGGAGATTGGACCTACGACCCGGTATATTATAACCGAATTTCTAGATTTAGCTCAGAAGAAAGAAAAGAGGTGCCTATTTATTATGTGCCGATCCATCCGAAAGATCGCGACCGACGCGATTCTTATGGGTGGTCAGTTTTATATGGGATGTACTCTGCTTGGAAAACCGCCAGTAAAGTTTCACGCTGGGTGACACCACAGAAATATTTTGTTTCATTTCCGCTTGGGATTTATGACATACACAGTATCAGATACCACCGAAATGCAATATCCATTAAAGAAGAAAATTTCTTTCTTTCTTACGAAGGAAAGACCGTAAAAGATAACTTGCCGTTATCATTCACAATGACAGGAGAGGATTTTAAATTATGCCGACGAGCAGTGAACAAAAAGACAACAAGGGAATATTTACCCCCTTTACCCGGCCAGCGCTTCCCGAGCCAAAAATTGCCTATAGAGCAGCGTTGGTCCGCCCGCCAGTTCGAATTAAGCGATGTTTTTGAAGAAGTTGGTGAACAGGCCTGCAATAAGGTTGATTTGCCATGGTTTTTTGATATTTCTAATTGGGCTGGATATAGGGATTTTCTTGCATCAAATAATGTTATAGAAACACCGGCTAAAAACTTGACAATGCCCCACCAGCATGTTAAAATACCATATACTTCAGGAGGGTAAGTAAATGAGTCGATTGGATTCTAAGATCAAGTTCGTTGGCTTGCATGCGCATAGCGTGGCAGGTTCTATTTTTGATGCAATTGGGTACCCGCAAGCCCACATGGATTTTGCGTACGAGAACGGGTGTGATGCGCTAGCGCTAACAGACCACGGCAACATGAACGGCTTAGCCTATCAGGTTTTGCATGCGAAGAAGATGCAAGAAGCAGGCAAAGAGTTTAAGCCGATCTTCGGATGCGAAGCTTACTTCACACCGTCTATTTCAGAATGGCACGAAGCCTACAATAAGGCGATGGAAGACAAGAAGAAGGTCCGCTCGATTAAAAAGGATGAGCAGTCCGGCGCCACCGTCGAAGACGAAGGAGACAGCAAGAGGATTCAAGGGATTCTCAAGCGCCGGCGCCACCTTGTGCTGTTGGCTCAGAATCAGACTGGATTGAACAACCTATTTAAGCTTGTATCTGAATCCTATAAGGCAGAGAATTTCTATCGATATCCTCGCATTGACTACGCTCTCTTGAAGAAGTATAATGAGGGAGTTATAGCCTCTTCTGCTTGCCTTGGTGGAATATATGCGGGTAACTACTGGGAAAACCGCGAGGAGGGCCCTGACGCCGTTCTAAAGGCAATGCGCGAGACAACCACGAGCATGCAAGAGATCTTCGGAGATCGCTGGTATGCAGAGATTCAGTGGAATAACATTAAAGAGCAGCACGAATTGAATCAGTATATCATTCAAGTTGCACAAGAGTTTGGCGTTAGGCTGGTCACCACCGCTGATAGCCACTACCCTAATCCTGACGCATGGAAAGACAGAGAGCTTTACAAGCGCCTAGGCTGGCTTGGGAAGGGCAGACCCTCATGGGCTGAGGAAGAGTCCCAACTTCCTGCGGGCGTTGAGGAAATTGGATACGAGCTATATCCAAAGAACGGTGATCAGATCTGGGAAAGCTACAAGCAATACTCTAAGTCCGCGGGATTTGAGTATGACGATGCAGTAGTCTTGAAAAGTATTGAGGAAACACACCGCATCGCTTTCGAGCGTATCGAATCGTTCCTGCCCGACAATACAGTGCGCCTTCCCGAATTTGTAGTGCCCGCAGGTTACACGGCAACCCAAGCACTCGTTAATTTTGCCCTAGAGGGTCTAAAGAACAAGGGCCTACATACGAACAAGGAGTATGCGGATCGCCTTAAGCGTGAGTTAAACGTGATCGATGATCGCGGCTTTTCAAAGTATTTCCTTACTATGAAATCCATTGTTGATGTTGCCACTAGTACAATGCTGTCGGGCCCGGGCCGAGGTTCCGCCGCCGGCTCGTTGGTAGCATATGCGCTAAACATTACCCAGGTTGATCCCATCAGGCACGGGCTCCTGTTCTCTCGCTTCTTACGCTCAGACGCTACAGATTATCCGGATATCGATTATGATGTATCCGATAGCATGGCGTTGAAAGAGAAACTGGTAGACATGTGGGGGGAAGATTGCGTAGCCCCGATCTCCAACTGGAACACACTCCAGCTTAAGTCTTTGATCAAGGATATATCAAAACTATACAATATTGAATTTACGGAAGTTAATACCGTTACTTCTATTATGATCCGCGAAGCCACCCCGGAAGCTAAGCGAAAGCACGGCATCAAGGCTGGAGTTTATGCTCCCACTTGGGAAGAGGTGATGGAATTTTCGCCGACACTGCAGGCGTATCTGAATAGGCACCCAGCAGTCAAGACTCACGTTGAGGGCTTGGTGGGCCAGGTACGCTCATGCTCTCGGCATGCTGGTGGTGTTGTGATCGCCGAAAACCTGAACGAGAATATGCCCCTGATTAATTCTGGAGGTGTGCGTCAGGCACCATGGGCTGAGGGTCAAAACGTTCGACACCTTGAACCAATGGGTTTCATTAAATTCGACTTGTTGGGCTTATCTACTCTAAAGATGATGGAAGGGGCCATCTATCACATCCTCAAACGGCATCATGATATCGAGGAGCCAACGTTTTCACAGGTGAGAGAATATTATAATAAAAACCTGCATCCTGATGTAATCGATATGAGCAATCAAGAGGTTTATGAGAACATTTTCCATACTGGAAAGTGGGCTGGAGTATTCCAGTTTACAGAGCAGGGTGCACAGAAGTTCTGTGTCCGAGCAAAGCCGCGTAATATCATTGACGTGTCTGCTATTACCTCAATCTATCGGCCCGGGCCATTGGCTGCGAATGTGCACGATGAATACGTAGAGGCAAAAGAGAACCCGCATTACATTAAATATTTGAACGATGACGCGCAGGAAATCACGCAGGAAACGTTTGGGTTCCTCATCTTTCAGGAGCAGATTGCGCTTCTGGCTCACAAGCTCGGTGGCCTGACTCTCGATGAAGGCAACATGCTTCGAAAAGTATTGACAAAGAAAGGAACAGGCAAAAGCTCTGTAAAGGGCAAGTTGCACGATAAGTTTATCACAGGTTGCGGAGACAATGGTATTGGCAGAGATGAGGCACAGGCACTGTGGGATAAGTTCGAATACTTCTCCGGCTATGGCTTCAATAAATCACACGCCGTATCATACAGCATTATTTCGTTTCAATGCGCATGGTTGTGGAATTACTATCCAGTCGAGTGGATGGCAGCATTTCTTGACAAGGAGCCCGAGAGTCGCAAGGAGAGGGCGATCAACATTGCAAAGAAGTTTGGATTTGAGATTGCGCCCCTAGATGTGAATAAGTCTGGCACCGTATGGGAGATTAGTGATAATGGTAAAACCCTCATTCAACCACTAACTTCGATCAAGGGCCTTGGAATGGCTGCAATTGAACAAGTCCTGGAGAATCGCCCGTTTATGAACGCTGAGGACCTTTTATTCCGAGAGGGGGTATCATATAGCAAATTAAATAAAAAGGCTCTAGACGCCCTTTGTCGCGGCGGAGCGCTGGATAATATCGTAGATGATAGGTTTACGGGCCGCAAGCACTTTTGGTCAACCTGCGTGGTTGACCGCCCAAAGAGTATGAAGAAGTTCATGGAGAACCTAGAGCTATATGGACCCGAGGGGGACTTTACGGAAGAAGAGATTATACAGTTTAAGACCGACCTTACTGGAGTGTTTCCCCTCAACTTGGTGGTGGATGCGGAAATGGTTCAAAAGCTCCAAGAAAAATATATTCCTCCCATCTCCGAGTTCGATCAAGAACTACAGATTTGTTGGTTTATTCCGCGTAAGATAATCCCAAAGAAGACTAAAAACGGCAAGGATTACTGGATCGTCGAAGTGATCGATTCAAATAACGAACTAACTCGCATTAGGTGCTGGGGAGTAAAACCACACAAAGATCGAATCCGCCTTAACAGGCCGTACATGGCCTCGTTAAAATATGACCCGAACTGGGGATTTAGCACATATGCTATTGGTAAAACATTCAAACAGTTAGGATAATACAATGGACGTCAACAAGATTCCGCGCCGAAATGCACCGAGAGACGAGACAATATTAAAATATTTCGGCTCTTTACATGGAATTTGTAAAACATGTGGAGGGGAATACCGCATTAAAAATTTGAACCAACGATTTTGTTCCCCAGAGTGTCGTGCGTCAAACAAGGGAGGTAGCGGCCGCTGGACCGTATTGCATCGAGATGAATTTCGGTGTATTTATTGTGGAAGAGCGCCCTGGAATACTCCAGACCTCGTTTTGCATGTTGACCATATCCATCCTCACTCCAGTGGAGGAAGAGATAATTTGAGCAACCTAGTTACTAGTTGTGCCGACTGCAATTCAGACAAGAGTGACACACGACTAAAAAACGAAGCTGAGATTAAACAGATCGTAGAACAAAGAAACAGAGAGCAGGAACTGAGCCCCAAAAGAATCATTAAACTTCACAGGTAGCACAATGAATGTAATAAAATACTTAAGTCCGCTTCTAAAGGAGCCTAAACTTGTAGACGATCTGCCAGTTATAATTCGTGTGAGAAAGTTCGACGAGGTATCCGCCAGAGATTTTTCTACGGCCATGAGAAAAGCACAAAACACAGGCCAGCCAGTGGTGCCTGTGATTATCGATAGTTATGGTGGCCAAGTATATAGCCTAATGTCAATGATATCCGATATTAAGCACTCTAAGCTTCCAGTCGCCACTATCGTTCAGGGAAAAGCCATGTCCTGTGGTGCCATTCTGTTTAGTTTTGGAGCAGAAAATCATCGCTATATGGACCCAGACGCTACACTGATGATTCACGATGTGAGTTCTATGAACTGGGGCAAGGTTGAGGAAATAAAGGCCTCCGCCGCGGAAACAGAGCGGCTCAATAAAAAGGTTTATCAAATGATGGCTAAAAATTGTGGGCAGTGTAAAAATTATTTTCTTGATATAATCCATGAAAAAAGTCACGCTGATTGGTTTCTGGATATTAAGGAGGCCGAGAAGCACAACCTAGCAACGCATAGACATATCCCAGAACTTAAAATTGAAGCAAGGGTTAGCTTTAAGTTTGAATAAAAAGCTTGACTTTAATGAATGAAGATGTTATATTTTATAGGTAACAAAGGAGGGCTTAATGGCCACAACAAATGAAGAGAAGAAACAATACGTCAAGGAGTATATTCGCTCCCTTAAGACAATCGAAGACTGTATTGAACCGTACCAAGAACAGAAGCGCGAACTGCGCTCCGAGTTCCGAACCAATGGCTGGCTCAACACGGACGAGATTCGGGCAGCAGTAAAGGCATATCGTCTTTATAAGCACAAGTATGATATGGAAGAGATAATGGAAAACTTTGAAACGATTTCGGGAGGAACCAACGCATGAAAGGAAACGATATTTACGATGTGAAAGAAACCAAAGAATCTTTACACATCATTAGAAAGAAATATAATCAAACCAAGCTAGACGATAGTTTTCAGCGCCGCGGTGGCGTGGAGCGTGGCTCCGGCTGGACAAAGAAGGCGTCAGAACAGTACATGGAGTCTGTGTTTGCCGGGGCGGTGTTTAATAAGATAATGACCGCCGAGGTAGAGTCGTGCCATCGCTATGCGGTCGATATTGAGGATGAAGAATCCGAAAGATATTTTAAAACACTAATAGATGAAGGTTACAAATACGTTAGTATAGATGGGAACAATACTTCTAGCACATTTAATGCGTATCTTGACAACCAGTTCCCGGTTTATACTGATTTAGATCCAGCTACTCGCGGCCGAGGAAAAAAGAAGAAGTATTTTAAAGATTTGTCGGAGACAGAGCAAGATGATCTGCTTTACACGGAAAAACTGACATACTATACATTCCGCAAAATCGGAATTATTGAGATGTGTAGCCTTTTTCGAAGAGAGAATACGTCAACCCATCTCAACAAGCAAGAATATCGCCAAGCTAGGTGGTCTGCCATGGCTAAATTTATCAGAGATATCGCCAACGAGCCACAAAATAGACTGATTTTCGAAAACCTAATGGCGTTGTCCGCCGCAGACATGGATAAACGCAAGCATGAGGAGTCTTTAGCACAATTTGTTTACAAGCTGGCGACCACATATACGCTTGATCCCAACGCTAAACACTTAGATGAGTTTTATGATCAAACCCCTGAGTTATCGACTAAAACAATGAATCTTGTCGCATCTGTTATGAAAGATCTGTCTTCGATTGCGAAAGAGGTTAAGTTAATTAAGAGCCACAAGCTCCCGTCGGGCGTAATGCACGTTCTTTTTGATTTAATCGCACACATTAATTCAGATTCAGAGTTAAAAACAGTAAAGGTTGCAGATCATGAACGATTTATGGAATGGTTTTTAGAAACAGATCAGGCGTTTAGACAACTATCATTAAAGATCTCCGAGGAAGAACGAAGCGAGAAGTCCTACATCTACTGGACCGCTGTATATACGCAGAAGCACGCGCTTTTGAAAAGCTTAAACTTGTTCCGTCAAGTGCTAGTAAGAGATCTTGAAGATATGTTGGAGGATGACATTCTTGAATGCCGGAGAACGAGCCAAGATGCGTTTACCACAGCGCAGAAGATAAAACTATTTTATCTGCAAAATCGCAAACTGAGATCTGGCCAAGAAGTTTCCATTTTGGATCTTTACACCGGCAACCTAGAAGCAGATCATATGATATCCGTTAAAGATGGCGGTAGTACGACAATTGATAATGGAGAACTGATGACGGTTTACGATAACCGCCAGAAAGGCGCCGCATCTAATCAACCACATTTTAATCACCAGAAGGGGCAATAATATAATGAATAAAAACACACAAGTAGTTATGTTCTCATCTAAGACCGGTGAATGGTCAACCCCCCAAGATTTTTTTGACAAACTAAATTGGAGATTTGGTCCCTTTAGCTTAGACCCGTGCGCAACCATTGATAATACAAAATGTGCAAATTTTTTCACAGAAGCTGAGGATGGGCTTTCTAAAAGCTGGGAAGGCTTTAAAGTATTTGTTAATCCTCCTTATGGCCGAGGAATTGATAAGTGGATTAAAAAGGCATATGAAGAATCGCGCAAAGATAACACAATGGTTGTGATGCTTATTCCAGCTCGTCCCGATACTAAATATTGGCATGATTATGTTATGAAAGCTGACGAAGTATATTTTATTAGAGGACGCTTAAAATTTGGCGACAGCGAAAATAGTGCCCCGTTCCCTTCGGCGGTTGTGGTGTTTGATGGCTCAAACTTATCACAGATATTTGGAGCAATGAATAGATGAATCGCAGAGAAAGGCGTGCAATGGAAAAAAAGATGGGGAAGGAAGTCTCAAAAAATCTTTCCGAAAAAATTTCCCAGTTTAACAAACTACCTGAACGCTGCGATGCATGTCAGAATTCATTTGACAAAAAAGATATGGCCATGATCCAATCATGGTCAGTCGTGGTTAAGCAAGAAACCGTAAGGTTGTTTTGCCCAGACTGCATTAAGAAAACACAGGAGGCTATAGATGCCAGTCCAGAGATTATCGAAAGATTCGCTAAGCAAGATTCTTAGCGGAGATATACGAGAAGACTCAACATGCGTAGTAAAATTTTATTCCAATGGTTGTCATATGTGTCACAGCTTAAGTGATTATTATCATGAAATTTCAAATGATGAGAAATATGGCGATTTGCATTTTTTTGCATTTAACGTCGATGATTACCCTGAGATAGAAAAAGTAATGAAGTTCAATGGAGTGCCAACTATTTTTGTTATTCATTCAAACATTGGAGCCCGGAAGCCGAAGCTTAGGCTATTAGCAGATCCGCCCGAACCCAATGATAAAACTTGGTACAAAGTCAAAGATATTCGAAATTTTATTGAAAGGGAGGCCTTATGAGACAGACAATTTGTTATGACGATGTTCTGTTGGTACCCAAGTATTCTGACATCCGCTCTCGAAGTGAGATAGATATTTCAGCAGACTTAGGAAAAGGATTAAATTTACAAGTTCCAGTAATTGCGTCCCCTATGGATACAATATCTGAACAAAAAATGGCGGCAAAAATGTCCGACTGCGGCGGTGTCGCCGTTGTGCACAGATATAATACAATCGAAGAACAAGCACGTTTCATCTCTAAAGCAAAGGAGGTCTCCAATAATTTAACGGTGGGTGGCGCCATCGGAATTAGTGGAGATTATTTAAATCGAGCCGCCGTGTTAAATGCAATTGCTGTAGATTTTATTTGTGTAGATGTTGCCCATGGCCACCATATTGCGATGAAAGAGGCCATGGCGGCCCTTCGTTCTTTGTTGGGAGAAGATCTTCATATCATGGCCGGAAATGTTGCCACGCTAGAGGGCGTAAATGATTTGGCCGATTGGGGAGCTAACTCCGTAAGATGTAATATTGGAGGAGGGTCTATCTGCTCCACCAGAATTCAAACGGGCCACGGTCTACCCGGGCTGCAGACAATCTTTGATTGTGCACAAACCGACAGAGATGTAAAAATAATTGCAGATGGGGGCATTAAAACATCGGGTGACATTGTAAAGGCCCTCGCCGCCGGCGCCGACGCTGTTATGGTGGGGTCATTGTTGGCTGGAACAGATGAAACCCCCGGCGACATCATGACCGACAAAGATGGCCACCGCTGGAAGCTTTATAGAGGGATGGCCTCAAAGGAAGCACAAATCAGTTGGCGTGGAAAATATTCTTCTTTTGAGGGAGTCTCTACCACGTTGCCTTATCGTGGCCCCGTTACGCCAATCATGGACGACATCGAACGGGGCATTCGTTCTGGGCTTTCTTATTCGGGCGCCCGGAACATAGGTGAACTACACGCGAAAGCAGAGTTCGTGGGACAAACAGCAGCCGGCTTTAGCGAAAGCAAAACTCACATTACCAAGAGGAAGTGGTAAATGGACCAGCAAGATTCTTATGGTAAAAACAAAAAGAGAATTGTTTTTTCTGACACCGACCATCGCCACGCTCAGCTTATTCTTCGTTTAAAGCATGATGGTCTAAAGCAGTCGGCTTTTTTTCGAAACATTATCACGGGGTATCTTGAAGGAGATGAAAGAATTCTTGATTTTGTTGCGGAAATGGCCGGCCTCTCCAAACAGCGGAAAAGCAAAAATCGTCGGCTTATAGAGCAAGGAAATGAAAACCTACATGATTTGGGGTTAGCAAAAGAACAAATAGAAGACATATTTGATTTAATAGCCGAGGAACACCCCGACCTATGAAAGACGGCTTGTTGAAGTGCGGCAGAAAGTGTAGAAAAAGTAAAACAAATTGCAGCCAAATTGATTGTAAATATTTTATAGATTTTAAAGAAGAACAGAATTGTTGTTTAATTTCAATTTATGAAAACGGAGGTATGACTTTAAGGCAGATTGGAGATCGTTTGGGAATCTCTTTTGCGAGAGTCAAACAGATAGAAACAATAGCGCTTAAAAAAATGAAAAACAGTCGTCTAATTTCTTAGTTATTTTTGGACATTGTAAATGTGAATACTACTTATATGTGGAATTCTAAATTTAAGGAGAAAGAATCTATGTCCCGTAAGACACTTTTAACAGAAGCCGAAATCCGCCAATTTATGAAGCTGGCCCGGCTCGATAGCATTGGCGCACCGCGCCTGGAAGAAATGGGGATGTACCCCGGCCAACGTGATGAGTTAGACGTTGAGGAAGAGGAAGAAGAGGATGTCGACATGGCCGGCGGTCTTGATGTTGGTGATGCCGGCGACGAAGAGGGCGAAGAAGGCATGGAAGACCTCGAAGGCGAAGAAGGCATGGAAGACCTCGAAGACGAAGAAGGCATGGAAGACCTCGAAGGCGAAGGGCAAATGCTCTCCGTTGATGTGTTCATGGACGCGCTGGAAACTGCGCTTGAAGACGCACTTAAAGATGCCGGCATGGGCGAAGAGCCTGTCGAGGTGGAGATGGATGATGACTTGGGCGCCGAAGGCGGCGAGGAAGACGAAGAAGAAGGGCTAGAAGGGCCCCCCGAGGATATGGAAATGGGCGGCGAAGCTGAAGAAGAATTAGTTGCAGAAGTAGCGCGCCGAGTGGCAGCGCGCCTGCATGCAAAGAAAAACAAAAAGGACATTAGTGCCCAGATAGCCGAGAGAATATTTCAGAAAATCACGGCAAAATAAATTGACAAAAACTTTACGGGATGTTATAATAACCACTGGGATACGTTCCGGTGGTTATTTGTTTTAGGAGGAATAGATGAGTTGGCTTTTGGGTTTGCTGATTTTTGTCTTTGGATATGTTACGTGTAAAACTATTTACTTTCTGAGTGCATCGAGGATAAGTGTGCGCTTGTTGAGATCAGCACAGCTGGTATATTTGTCAGTAATGATAAAGTCATTAGAAAACCTCTCATACTCCAGAGAAATTGCGTTAGAGCATATGCTTCGGACTGAAAGAAAGTCACCAGAGATAAGTTCGTTTGAGTTTAAGTTTGATGAAGAAGTGCGCTTGATTAAAGATCGCGCCATCACACAACTAATCAATCAACACCCGCGTCTCTTTAGGGACACTATAGAATTTACTGATTGGGATTCCTCGATGGCCTTTCTTACGAGATATAAGGGCTCAATTTTAAGTTTTTGGAGAAATAGTGATCAAAAAAATTAGAGAAATAGTAAATGATATTATGAAAGAAGAGGAAAAACAAAACAACGTGGTTTTTGTAGACGCTTCTCAGGCGGCAGAATTGATGCCCGGTCCAGAGCCGGATATGCGCACCATTGGTCTGTTTACGGACGTCGTAGAAGAAAAAATTGCCGAGCTAATACACGCAATGTTATACCTCAATGAGCTGAATCGGCTTGAAGAGTCTGATGAAAATAAACGCCCAATTGATTTTTATGTTTCAACATACGGCGGCTCTGCCGATGACATGTTTGGAATGTACGATACGATGCGACAGATAAGAGAGGAAACAGAGATACACACTGTTGGCGTCGGTAAGGTTATGTCTGCTGGTGTTCTGCTTCTGGCGGCGGGAACAAAAGGCAAGAGAAAAATAGGAAAATATTGTAGAGTCATGATCCACTCAGTGATGGGAGGGGGTCACGGCTCTCTTCACAATTTGGCAAACGAGATGGAAGCAATTCAAAGATTGCAAGATGATTATCTGAATGCCTTGGTTGAAGAAACAAAAATGAGCAGAGAAGAAATTAAAAACATGATAGAACGCAAAGTAAACGTCTATTTATCTGCAGAAGAAGCTGTAGAATTAGGTATAGCTGACATAATTATTTGAGGTTTTTGAATGTTTGACTTACAAAGTATACTACAAGAAGAGTACAAGAAGAAGAAGGCCAGCACGGCCCTTCAATCTCTGTTGGAGATGATTGAGGACGTTCTGGAGATTGACCTAAAGGAAGAGAGTGCCCCAACGGTGCCGGTCGATGATTTCGCCGCGCAGGAAATGATCATGCGCATGATCCCAGATATTGCAGTATCTGAAATTGGCTGGTCAGACGTCCGGACTTCAGAGGAAGGTGAGCCGGTGAGCGGCCCACAGAGGCAGTTGCTGATTCAATTCCTCAACAATGTGGACGGAAGCAATTTTGAAGAAAGAATAAAATCGATATCTAGTTTTTATTCTAGCGGAGCCACCCAGTTCACAACAGAAGCCTCTGATCGAGGAGAATTAATTGCCAAAACTATTTCCTATCTTGTGTTTTATAAGACACTAACGAAGGTAATCACTAACTTTAATGCATCGTCTGCGGGCTTTAGCTTTGAGTCATTTTTGGCAGCGCTCGTTGATGGAGAACAAATTAAAGCTAACTCCGGAACGATTGCAGATTATATTGACAAGGCTACCGGCACTGATATTCCGGTGAGCTTAAAGCTATATAGAGAAGGGCAACTAGAGGTGGGCGGAAGTTACTCCGATCTAGTGAACGACTTAATTGATCCACAGTGGCCCGGGTTTGGAAATGCTATGCGCTATGTTGTGTGTACTAAGGCACTTTCGGGCAAAGAATTAAAGCAGGAAGGCACTATTAAATTTTGGCAATTTGATTTTACCCTAGACAATGTTCTGGCTATTTTGGTTAACAGCAAGGCTACATCTAAAGAGTGTATCCGCTTGCCGCGTGCCGTAGTGAGCGCCCTGCAGGGAGGCCAGCGAAGCGGTATTGATAATGTGTTGGGGCTCCCAGAAAAAGAACTTTTCCCGCCGGCTGGGGAGTTGGAGGTAGAATTTACAACAGCGCTAGGCAATCAGATATCTGCCATTGCTCAGGCAAACCCTTCCTCGTGGCTAAACCGCTTTTCCGCTCCAGCCCGCGAAGATTTATTAAGCGACCTGCAGTGGTCCCAAGATGGAAGTGACCCACTTTTTTCTCCAATCGTCATTAAAGTTAAAGATGATGAGACCGGAGAAACACAAACAATAGATAAAGGAGTTATCCGCGGCCGGTCAGGAATGGTTAGCAAAGCCGTCAAAGACTGGCTAGAAAAGAAATATTATGCGATTGAGAGCGAAATGGCACTGCAGCAATTGTTTCAAGTTTCCGATGACAACGGGTTCACCCCAAAACAACGTGCAGCAATGGTGAAAGAATTTCGCACGCAGCTTGACAAGGCAATTCGAAATGCGAATGCTGAAATCGTTGATAAGTATAAGCCCATGCAAAAGAAAAGTGAACGCAACCGAATGCTCGATGATTATTTAGAGCAGGGGGAATTCCTGAGCCCAGCAGAATCCGCCAAAATGTACAGTCAGCTTGGCGCCGCCCAAAAGAAAATTGCCTTACGTAATTCTTTGGGATATTTGCGTACACTGCACTTTTCTCTTAATCAGAAACAAGCTACCAATGAATCTGCGCCATCTATACAGTCCAAACAAGTGGTGGATCCGAAGAACCCTAAAAAGCTTGTAGCAGTTAAGGGTGGCGCCGGAGCACAATACTTGGGCGAAATTCACGTGGGAACCAAGCACGTGTCTCAGATCATTAATCAGGTGCGCGACATTCTTAATGCTCAAGTATTTGAAATTTTTGAATCACTTAGGACTCTTTCTGAAAGTTTAAACTCTTATTTTGCCGGCGGCTTGAAAAATGACACACAGGCCGGCCACGCCGTTAGCAATGCAGAAAACATTGTTTCCAAAACTGAAGATGTCAGAGAAAAATAACTTGACATAATCTCATTAAGAGATTATAATATAATATCAACACGAGGTATGAATGAGCAGAGCATACGATGATACAACTTCTTTGCAGCAGAAAATAATTAATGGTGCTAATATTTTAGCAGACAATGTAGCCTCTACACTGGGTCCACGTGGGCGGAACGTGCTTCTTCAAGAAAAAGGAAAAGTTCCGTTTATCACGAAAGATGGAGTTACAGTTGCCCACTTCGTTGCGCTGGATGATCCGTTTGAGGACGCCTCCGCTCAAATTATAAAACAAGCCGCAATAGAAACGAACGCGACAGCGGGTGATGGCACAACAACGGCCACCGTTTTAGCGCGCTCAATACTTATGGAATCCCAAAGATACATAGCGTCGGGCGTTTCCCCAATTGAACTGCAGCGGGGAATTAATCAGGCAGTTAAAGAAGTCTTAAGAAATCTAGAAGAAATGGCCACTCCGGTTACGAGCTTGGAGGATATTCGCCATATTGCTTCCATTTCTGCAAATAATGATGAGTCGATTGGAATGCTTGTTTCCATGGCCATTGATCGCATTGGCCAAGATGGTTCCATCACAATCGAAGAGTCTAGATCGGTGGAAACTTCCATCGATGTTGAAGAGGGGTTCAAATTTGATTCTGGATATTGTGCGGGCGCCTTTATCACAGATGATCGCCGATCCCTCATGTATCACGAAGAGCCTCTCATTCTGGTTACAGATTATAAGATTGAATCGGTTGACGTGATTTTGCCCATATTAGAAATGGTTGCAAGAGAGAGCCGCCCTCTGGTGATTGTATCTGAAGACATTGAAGGTCAGGCGCTAGCCGCGATGATTATGAATGCGATGCGCGGCACTTTAAAAATTGCTGGCATAAAGGCACCTAACTATGGTGCGGAGCGCCGAGCTACGTTAGATGATTTGGCCCTCTCTGTTGGTGCCACCTTTATTTCTCGCGAAAGCACGGCGAAATTAAAAGATGTGCAGTTAAAAGATTTGGGTACAGCCAAATTCATTGAGAGCACCAAATATTCTACAACCATTGTGGGGGGCAACTCAGACCATAGCCAGATTGAACAAAGAATTGAAAAACTGAAGTCTGATATCAAGAACAGTGCCAACCTTCAAGAAGGAGCATTTCACCAAGATCGCATTACTCGACTCGTTTCGGGCGTTGCTGTGATTCGTGTGGGAGGCACAACGGAAGTGGAAATGATCGAAAGAAAACACAGGGTAGAAGATGCGCTGGAGGCTGTGCGGTCTGCACAAGAAGAGGGTGTGGTTCCTGGTGGCGGCGTCGCCTTGTTGCGCGCTTGTCAGTCTATGGCAATCATAACAAAAGAGTTCGAGGAAGAACAGTTTAATGGAGCCCTAATAGTTAAAAAGGCCTGTGAGGAGCCCATTCGACAGATGGCCTTTAATGCCGGTGCTTCCGCAGATTTGGTGGTGGAGCGCGTCATGGCCGCCGACGCCGACGTGGGTTGGGACTTTCGCGCATCGCGCATAGTGAATATGATGGACGCAGGCATTATCGATCCTGTTAAGGTTACCAAAACTGCATTGCAAAATGCCGCCAGTTGCGCAGGCACCCTCATAACCACCAATTTTGGAATTATACAAACGGAGTAAAATATGCAACATGGAGATTTGGTTTACATCCCGCAAGATGTAATATTGTTTGATAAAAAGAATATTTTTATTGACAGAACTGAGAAGCCAATTGTAGGGGTCTTTTTAAAAGAGACTCCTACCGGAGCCCGCTTTCAAGCCGGGACATACACTATTTATGCGCGAGGCAAAGAAGCTGTCGTGGAGAGAAGGTGTGTTTACCCAATAGAGGAACAGCATGCTAGTTAAATTAACTGAAGTGTGTACCAACACCACACTAGCCACTAATCAAAATTATTTATTACGTGAAGTATTTGTTAATCCGGAGCATGTCGTAATGATCCGGGAAGAAAAGAGAATAAAACAATTGCACGAGAGGGGCGAGGTACACTCTGGGCTTGACCCGAATCATACTTTTTCTAAGTTGACAATTAATCGAGGGCACACTGGAACAGAAATTGTTGTGGTAGGCGCCCCAGAGATGATCGAAGATACTTTGAACACAAGCGGCAAGACGCTGCTACGAGGATAATATGGAAAATCAAAGAGTTAGTATTAGTTATACTATTGAGCTGGAAGAGCTGCCACAAGAAACCGAGAGGCTATATGAAAAGTTTTGGAAACTTGCAGAGAACCTGTCGGATCTAAAACCCAAGGAAGAAGAGAGCCTTTTTTCAGTGGAGAGTTTGACACAGATTGATCAAGCCAGAAAGCGTCTTGCGCGGATGGACTTTATGCTTTCGGACGTGGCCAACATAATTCAATCTTATATGGAGCACCAAGTAAGCCAAAATCAAAGTCAACAGCCTCAAAAAACCTCCGAGGACACGCAGGAAGTCAGCGCCCAAGGCGCGCCAGACATTAATACTTTGTTTAGTGATTTAAGCGAAATAAACGAAAAACTAACAGAAGCAAAGAAGAGAGTTTCTGAAGATGCGCTCCCCTCTTAAAAACACTGCTGACATAAATTACATTGATTTATTAGATTCAATTTTACCGGCTGAGTGCCCAGTTAAAACATTTTTATTTTTTTCTGGAAATTTGGAGATGGGGCTTCAATCGCGCAATCATGCAGTTACCGCGCACACGAATAAATATGTCATTTTTGAATTCTGGAAGTGTGCATCTGCAGACCCTTTCAACATTATCCAGAAAGCGTCATGGCTTCATAAAAAAATAGACGTCAATTTAATTTATTTGTTTCAGGAGAACTGGCCCACATATAAAGATCCCTACGTACGGTCGGCCTTGTTTGTTCTATTAAATATGTACTCGCAGCAAGGGAGCCTATCGAGTGGTCACTTTAGTCTTGAGGGTTATAGCGCCAATCTTCTTGACAAGCTCCGCACCCTGTATCAAATAGACAAAAAAATCAACATAGCCTATCATCATGATGACAACTGTTTAGACTGTTTTGATAAATTGAAAATTGAAGAAGAAGTTTTGATATTTCCAGTTGGTAGATTTTCACATAATTGGCTCGATCACGGGAAGTCAACCGGGTTTGAGGAATATGGAGTCAATCATAAAAAATTAAAACAAAATCTAGAACAATCTGGAGCAAAGTTTATAGTGTGTTATGACAAGCACCCGAAGCTGTTTGAACTATATTCTGGATACAACATCAAATTTGTAAGTAAGTATGGAATTGAAACGAGCGATTACGAGAGTTCTTCTCACCTAATGATTTATAATTTTTAAGGAAAGAAATGATATCGTATAAATTGTTGAGTGCGTGCTTGTTGTTTGTTTTTGCACAGACAATGATCTGGTTTCAATTATACTCTCACTATATCTGGAAGTGGTGGGAGAACAAACCACTCCAAGCAGCATTAATATATGGAATTCCGGCCAGTATCTGCTTTTGGTATGGCACCAAGTTGGCCGTAGATGCCACCACTGAGGCGTGGACGTCTCGTCTTTTGGGCTTTGGGATGTCTTATCTTACCTTCCCGATCCTAACATGGTATTTTCTTAATGAGAGTATGTTCACGACTAAAACCATGTTGTGTGTTTTTTTGTCATTCTTGATAGTGAGCATTCAATTGTTTTGGAGGCCATAAGTGGGAAATATTTATCTTTTTGTTGGCGACCGCACCACCTTTCCGGGGAAGGATTATTCTCTTGCAACAGCGTTGCGCCAGCACCCAAATGGCCGCGTAGTCGAAGTGAAATGCTGGAATGAGACTGCTAAACTATTAAAGACCAAGGCTTTTGCGTAGATACTGCTAAAAACAACTATTTATAATGGTGAGGTAAATTAATGGATATTTCCACAGGCAGTTGGTTTGAGTATCTTCGAGAAGAAGTTTTAACAGAGGGGCTGCGAGACATAGGGCTTCCCGAACGTATCGTCGACTTTATTGAGAACGCGATGCCGAACGCACCCGAGAAGTCAAAGACATACGCAGGCAACCGGTGGAAGGAGAACAAGCTAAAC